TTTAATCAAGATATTAGTACATGGGCTGTACCACTTATATCAACATATCCATTAAACTTTGCCCTGAATTCGTATCTAGACCCAGTGACACATCCGGAAAATTCTGCGAAGTTACCACACTGGGGTATATAATCGAAAACCCTTAAATGGCGTGTATAGAATATTCTTCAACATTATCATAGTACCGATGCTTCATTTGCCGTATGTTTAATGTCCTTCTTGATAAATACTAGCAACAAGAAGTATCATCTTCATAGGAGTTAAATTTATGGCAGTTTTAGTATCCCCAGGCGTAAGTATTTCGGTTATCGATCAAAGCATCAATGTTGGTGCCGGTCCAGGCACCGTCCCACTTATCTTTATCGCCACACAGCAAGATAAACTTGATCCTACAGGGACCAATCTTATTGCACCAGGAACAACAAAAGCGAATGCCGGTAAGGTCTGGTCTATCACATCTCAGCGAGATTTGGTATCTACTTTCGGTGATCCAGTCTTCTATTCAGTTAGTGGAACATCATTAAATGGTTATCCTTTAAATGAATATGGTTTGCTTGCATCCTACTCATATTTAGGTATTTCTAATCTATGCCGTGTTGTACGTGCAGATATTGACTTAGCTCAATTAGAGGCAACTCCGATCGAGCCAACAAGTCCAGCAGCAATCGGAACATATTGGTTAGATGAATCTGCTACAGGTTCGGCATATGGTCTATTCACTCACCCTGGTTTAGCGATGGGTGAAAGCTGGGCACCAGTAACCATTGATTTAATATTCAATGATGCAGTACCATCGGGTGGTGCAAACGGAAATCATGCGGTATCATTTGATTCAGTTAACGGTATTTTATCTTACTATGTTAAGGCCGCCGGTGTTTGGACACAATTAACTGGTGCTACAGGTGCAGATAGTATTATTATTCAATCTGTATGGCCAGATTTGAGTGCTACTGTTGATCCAAGATATTGGGTTAAGACAGGTTCAGCAGCACAAGGTGCAAATATTGTTTTACGTAAGATGGATGCCACAACATCATCATTCTTACAAGTTGAAGCCCCAATCTTAGCAGATGATACAGCAGCTAATCTATATTACAGCACGAATCCATTAGGTTCGACTGGACAGATTTATATTCGTGCTGCATCAGGATCAAATATACTAAGATTCTATACATCCACAGGCGCATCTGGTCCATGGAATCCAATGGCAGGTATTGTAGGATCACAAACAGTTCCTACACAAGGTCCTACAAATGGTCAACTATGGTTTAACGCATTATTAGGATTAGATAGCAATGGCCTATCAGTAGTTGATGTAATGGTTTCAGATGGTATTGATCACTGGGAAAATTGCAGCCTACCTGGTATGAATGCAACATCGACACCACCACTTCCTGGCACTGTAGGTAATCCTACATTGTATGCTCAGCCAGCTGATCCACGTAGCGATCTTGTAGTACCAGTATTAGTTGCTGGCGATCTTTGGGTCCAAACTGATGTTTCTCCTTATCCGGTTATATTCCGTTGGAGTGGCTCTGCTTGGGTATTAGTAAACAATTCAGATCAGACAACACCAAACGGTATCATATTCCAGGATGCACGTCCAAATCCATTCTACAAATTAGGTGGTACAATTGGTACTGGTGCTAATAATGGCGGCGGAAATTATCCGGACTTAGATGCAGATGCTCCGCAACCAGCATTGTATCCAAAGGGATTTATTTTGTGGAATACACGTTATTCGACAAACGTTGTCAAGGATTGGCAGTTACCATATGTATTTGATACAGTGACAGCATCGCCAGATAATACAAACGGTGGTTCTACTGGTCGTTGGGTTAACAGATCCGGTAACAATGCAGGCGGCGTTCCTTATATGGGTGCAGCAGCACAGCAAATTGTTATTGTTCAAGCAATCCAAGGTGTAATTAATTCAGATGAAGATATTCGTGCAGAAGATCTATACTTTAACTTAATTGCTGCTCCAGGATTTGTTGAAGCTATTGATGAAATGCTTGTATTGAATGATGATCGTAAGGATACAGCATTCGTTGTAGGCGATACACCGTTTACATTGAATCCATCGGGAACAACACTTCAAAGCTGGTCAACAAATGCATCTGTTGCATATGACAACGGCACATCTGGTCTTGTTTCGGCAAGTAAGTATTTTGGTGCATGGTATCCAAGTGGATTGACATCAAATGTTGATGGAACTGATGTCGTTGTTCCACCATCACACATGGCTCTTCGCACAATTGCATATAACGACCAAGTTGCTTATCCATGGTTTGCTCCAGCAGGTTTACAACGCGGTATTGTTAACAATGCAGCAGCGGTAGGTTATGTCAATTCAGCAGGACAATTTATTACAGTTAAATTGAATGAAGGTCAACGTGATATCTTATACCAGAACGGTATTAACCCAATACGTGTAATGCCACAAGGTGGTATTGTTGTATTTGGACAGAAAACACGTCAGCCATATTCGAGTGCAACAGATCGTATCAACGTAGTTCGTCTAGAAAACTACTTGCGCTACCAGTTGAATAATCTTGCACAACCGTTCTTATTTGAACCAAATGATACAATAACACGTAAATCCGTGTTAGATGCATTCAACAGATTCTTATCAGAACTCATTACATTGCGTGGTTTATATGACTTCTTGGTTGTTTGTGATTTAACTAACAATACACCAGCTCGTATCGATAGAAATGAACTATGGATTGATATTGCAATTCAGCCAGTTAAGGCAATTGAATTTATTTACATTCCAATCAGAATTAAGAATACTGGTTCTAGCTTATCAGCACCTTAAGTAGATAATTAACTTAATAGAAACCTGCTCCGGCAGGTTTCTTTTTGCCGATAAATATTTACATGGATCAAGCTATTTCTCTAAGACGATATATAAATTATATTCAACCTCAACAGAATATAGATTGTTGTACGGCCTGCGCCACCCTCCTTGCGGCAGAAATAACTATGGCAACAGCAGGAAATAGAATGAACTTTTCTCGTCTATACCTTTATTACATGACTAGAAAAATGCAAGATAGATTAGGAATGAAAGGGGTTGATTTAAGAGAAACACTAAATACATTAATGAAATATGGAGTTCCACCAGAGAGATTTTGGCCCTTCTCATTTAATAGAGTAAATAGGGAACCGCATTCAGAAGCGACCAACGCTGCCGCATATTACAAATTATTATCTTATAAAGAAGTAATTCCTAGTGAATATAAAGAATATTTGAATCAAGGTATTCCTGTAATTATCGGATTAAGAACAGGTAAGTTATTCTGGGAAATAAAAGGATCACTAGACGAACAGACATACATGCCAATAAACAGATTAGATAATAGACAGCAGTCAAATGGTCATGCAGTGACTATTATAGGCTACGATGATAACATACGAGGTGGCTCGTGGATTATTGCAAACTCGTCTGGGCCCGGTTGGGGATATCAGGGATATGCGTCTATACCATATATCTGTAACGTTGATATAGGTGAATCGTATGTTATCACTAATTTCGCAGGAATAACCGCCGGAAAAAAAATTCCGGAGATTTGATAAATAGTATTAGCTTTTACAGCAGGAGAAAAATATGGCAAATATAATCCCAACATTGTCTAAATTCGGTGTTCCGATTGGCGGTGTCAATCAGGGCATCTTACACCCTAAACAAAAATATCGTTTTAGAGTTATGTGGTATGGATTCGGCGATAATACTGGCTTGAGTCAGATGACAGCCAATGTCATGACATGTACTCGTCCAAAAATTACTTATGACGAAGTTAAACTCGATTCATATAACTCAGTAGCATGGATTCAGGGTAAGCATACCTTTGAAGCAATTGAAATTAAGTTACGTGATGACCTTACTAACTCAGTTGTATCATCTGTCGGTGCTCAGGTACAGAAACAAATGAATCACTTTGAACAGACTAGTGCTGTGGCAGGTATCAACTATAAGTTTGCAATGGAAATTCATTCATTAGATGGTACTATCAATGATGAACTAGAATCATGGTTCCTTGAAGGTGTATGGATTCAAGCGGCACAATACAGCGAAGCTGATTATGCAAGTGGTGATCCACAGGAAGTTACATTGACATTACGCTTCGACAACGCAACAAATCTTGCTGGTTCGAATACAAATAATGGAACAACAGTAGGTGGAGATCCATACCCAGAGATAGCTGCTCCGTTCAGCCCAACTGGTGGAACTACTTTCGCTTAATTTCGAAAGTATGGAGGTGGCTAGTGCCTAGCTTCACACGTTTACAGTCGTCTCTTATTGGCAGTGGGTTCTTTTATGAAAAGAGCTCACGCCATGCCGCGTATAATTTCAATCAATCAGCTCAATCTCTATATAGAAATCAGCCTAGATTTCCGTTTGAATATTATATCAATATAAACTTAAATAATATAGATACGGCAAAAGATTTTATTCAGGGCTTCTTCGATAGCTCCAGTCTGTCTCAACTTATGCCATTGGTAAAGACAGTAGAAATGCCATCTATGAAAATTGAGACAACTCCGTTAAATCAGTATAATAGAAAACGATTAAGCCAGACAAAGATTGCGTTTGAACCTGTTAAGATGGTCTTTCATGATGTAGCTGATGGCAAGACATTAGCATTCTGGGATATGTATTATAGATACTATTTTGCAGATGGAAACGAACCCGGAAAAAATCAAACTAAAGATATTCCCTCATTTGGTGGAACTTATCAGAATGAGCCAGGTGGCGCCGGTGCCGGCCGCGGTTCGGCGGAATTTGCTGCAACAGATCCGCGTAGATTAGATATACCACCGAGCCCAGAATCATCTACAAATACAAATGGTGATAAGAGTGCAATTCAGAATATTATTTCTGATACACTGGATAATCATAATTTCGGTTTTAATCTTCCTACCGTACAGAATATAAGAAATCTAGTTCAGACAATAGACATATATCAGGTCCATGGTGGCCGTTTCAATCAAGTCACATTGGTAAATCCGCGTATATCGGCATTCACACATGATGTCTTAAATTATGCTGTTGGTGATAAGACACTTGAACTAACACTTACGTGGGAATATGAGTACGCATATTATACCATACAGAATATGAAATTAGAAGGCGGCGAACCGAATAATTCGTCTACAATAGAACAATTCACGCATGGTGACTTCTTAGAATTATCTAATCTTTCGTTTACACAGTCCGATCCCGATTTTATTGAATCACCGAATCCTTCGGTACCGCAGGGCACCGATTCGCAGAATATAGGAAATAATGTGCAGACAGATTTAGGTACGGTAACGAACCCATATGTTCTCCCACCTGTAACTATTCAGGGATATTCATCATCACTTACCCCTGATGCTGGCCCTCCACCGAGTTCTAGTTCATTAAGCGGTATAGTAGATATTTCTCCACCTGCACCATCGAGATCTCGATCCTATAATTTAACAGGCGAAGGCGTACCCGCACCCTCGGCTCAGGCTTACAATATGCCTGCTATACAAACAAGACCATTCGATAATACCGCTGCAATGGAAAATATGGCGGGAGGTACACCGGGGTCTACAGCAGCTTCGAGATCTAAATCTCTTAATTTAGAAAATGGAGTACAAACTATTCCACCTATGTATCCAGATATGGATAGGGCAAGTGGACCATAATGGCAGCATCAAATATTCCATCTATTGGTAGATTTAGTTCTCAGATGCTTACCTATCTAGGTACGCAGAGAACCGTTAAAGGTACAACAAATACATTTAAGTATGCCACAGGTCCGACTGTATTTCCTAGTCCGGGATCATATTCTCAGGCAGCGTTAGGTGCCGGCGTGGTAGGAAGTTTTTCTGCAGCATCATACGATTCGACAAAGTGCTATTTCTTATCACGTGGCGCGACACAGCTATATGCAGATACAATGACAGGTTTGGCAATTGATATAGCAAATATATTAGGTATTACTCCGGGTGCTCTATTGGTAGCATCAGAAGTTAATGGCCGGACAACATTATCTCCAGATTCATATACAGCATTTAATACACTCAGAGATCCAGCAAATCAGGTCGGTACCGCAACAAGCGTTAGTAATAAGAACAGTCTTCAATCTAAACAAATAAGGTCTTAAATGAGATCTTATGTTCAAGGTCAGTATAAACCTATAAATCCTAATAAATATGTAGGTACTTATCCTATAATATTTCGTTCTTCCTGGGAACATAAAGTAATGGTTATGTTCGATACAAATCCAAATATAACAAGCTGGGCAAGTGAATCCTTAAAAATCCCATATCAAAATCCATTTACTGGTAAGTATACTGTGTATGTGCCTGATTTTGTAGTAACTTATGTGGATGCTAAAGGTAATCAGAAAGCAGAGATTATTGAAGTAAAGCCAGCCAAGGAGACTTTCTTAGAACAAGCAAAGTCCCAACAGGCTAAGGCAGCGGTCGCATTGAATACATTCAAATGGGCAGCAGCGCAAGCGTTTGCTCAGCATCATGGTATGACATTTAGGGTTATGAATGAAGGCAATATTTTTAATAACCCGAAAGGTAAAGCTTGATGACTAAGAAGATGGAAGATTTCTTTAACTTACCGCCCACTGAAGAGCCAGCGGTAGAGGAAGAATTGCCGACAAAATCTAGAGAGCAACTATTGATTGAAGCAAGTGCCATTTGTTCGGCTCTTTCTACAGCAGAAAAGGTAGATTTTGCATTACCACCTGTTGTTGGATTAGACGCGCATGATAATGACATGGATGACATCGCCAGAAAGGCGGTAGACACCTTCAATG